GTTACAAATCGAATCGGAACCAGAGTTCTGTCGTTCATGATAACAGGTGCAGCGTCCTTTTCGTAAGCCTTACCGTTTACGAACATCGTCTTGCTGCCAACCTGCATTACTACGACTGTCTTCATTTCCTCCGCGGGCTTGCCGGGTTTGGATGCGTTCTGCTTAAATGCAGCCTTTACTTCCACCTTAGATGCAGGCATGGTAAAGGTGTATTTGCCATCGCCCTTATCGGTCAGCTTGATTTCCTTGCCGGCCTTATCGGTTGCTTTGATTGTATCAAGCACATAGCCATCGTTTGCCTTTGTTGTAATGGTTACAACACTGTCCTTTGCCGCTCTTGTCTTATCGGACGTAACCTTGCCGTTATCTGCGGAAGAAATGGTTACGGCATATTTTGTTACGCTGCTGCTGCCGCCGCCACCGCCGCCGCCTGTGGAGCCGCGCCCAACGCATTCATGGATGTGCCGGAGGGCAGCTACTATGAGAAAGCGGTTGACTGGGCGAATCACCGCCGGCACAGGTGATAATTCCTTCATGCCGGACGGCATTTGTACCCGTGCGCAGATTGTAACCTTCCTGTACCGCGCTCGCAGCATGTAATGAATGGATGCTTTTATACCCGCTAAAATGCTAACGGATAGAGCATCAATATGAAAATGCCGAACCGCCCGAACCGAGGTTATCGCCCCGATTCGGGCGGTTTGCTGTTGGTAATAACCAAAAAGGGAAACTCCTTCTGTTAAGGAATTTCCCTTTTTTCTCTTATAAGCACTCACCGTTTCACATGCCGACGGATGGCATCCAGCAGCTCCTGCTCCTGTATGGGCTTGGAAAGGTGCTCCACCATACCAGCCTCTTTGCTTTGTCTCACATCGTCATAAAATGCGTTTGCCGTCATGGCAAAAATGGGAATCTCCGCCGCACCCACACGGTTCGTTGCATGGATTTCCCTTGCTGCCGTCAGCCCATCCATCACAGGCATCATCACATCCATCAGGATGACATCAAAGGTGCCCGCCGCCTTCGTACGGAATACATCCACAGCCTCCTGTCCGTTATATGCCGTTGTTACAGTGATTCCTGCCTTTTTCAACAGGAACTCCGCAATCTCCATATTTAACTCGTTATCCTCCACCAGCAGCACATGCACGCCCTCCAGAGAAGCAGCATCGGCAGGCTTTGCGTCCTCTTGCGGCTCCGTATAATCAACATCTATCCGGAATGGAATCGTCACAGAAATTGTTGTGCCGACATTCTGCTCACTTTTCAGAGAAATCGTGCCCTCCATCAGCTCTACCATCTGCTTCGTGATGGCAAGTCCAAGCCCCGTACCGGTAAAGGTTGTCCTTGCATCCGTATTTTCCTGCGAAAACGGTTCAAAGGCATGCACGAGAAATTCCCTGCTCATGCCGCGCCCCGTATCCGTACAGGTGAATTTTATCACCGCGCGCCCATCGGAATACGCGACATCCTCAGAAGCAAACGTGACTGCTCCGCCCGCGCGGTTATATTTCACCGCATTGCCGCCGATATTCTGCAAAACCTGTTTCAGATAAAGCGGACTGCCAATCAAATGACGATATTTATGCTTCCCCATCTGCATCTGAAAATGGATGGCATATTCCTGCCCCTGCATCTCAACGATACTCGCTGTTTCTGTCAAAAGCTCAATCAAATCAAACGGCTTATTTTCCGGTTTCATTTCACCGGATTCCAGCTTGTTCATATTCAGCACATTATTAACCAGCTCCATCAGAAAGCCGGATGCCTGCATTACCTTATGGCGGCACTCCGCCTGCTTTTCCATGTCATCCGCATAATACTCGGCAATCGCAGTCACGCCCCGAATCCCATTCAGCGGCGTGCGAATATCATGGCTCATGCGGCGCAGAAAATCCGTCTTTGCTATGTTGGAGGTACGCAGCTCGCGCCCCTGCCGCTCCAGATAATTGATGTAGCTTCTTGTCACTCGCGCGAGCAGCAGGAGCGCTACAATCAGAATGAGCGCAAATTCTGCCATAGAAAGCGGCAAGGTTTTATTCGCGGCACGAATTTTATAGGAAACGAGAATATCATATTCCCCCATTTTTTCATAGACAACATAACGGCTGCTGTTATGGAACGAAACCGTTTTCTGATAGCGTTTTCCTTCCTCCAGAGAATCCTGTATTCTGTCTTCAGGAAAAATCTCATACCCCAGTATATCATCATTCGTTGCGGCAATCACCGTTCCTGTCGCATTCTCCACAACATAAATCGACATACCTTCAACCAGCGGCAACCGCCCCACAATCTTGCTGATATCGCTGCTCTGCATCCATTCCAGCAATCTGTCCGGCGTTACGCCAATCTGCACCAGTGCATTGTCATTTTCTGCCCAGACCATCGCATACATCATAGGCTTGCCCTCTGCCGTATTCGGCGTTACATCCTGGCAAAGGGAAAGCGTGTGGTCAGAAAGCATAGGCTTAAAAAAACCGATCTGTTCCCCTGAATCCATTGTAAAGCCATAATATTTGGGGACAGATCCGTTGATAATTTTACCCTTTTCATCAAACACATGCACCTCGTCCACCCCTAACAGCTTCGCCAGCGCAGCAAAATCATCTGCCTCCTTGTAATCCTCCCAGCCCTGTGTAATATAATCCGCCGCGATATTCGCCCGAATAGTATATTCCTCCTTCAGCGTATCCTCCAGCTGTTGAAAGCTCCTTTCATTTTCCGTAATCAGTTCCTTCATTTGATCCAGCATCAGCCCGCAGGACTTCTGCGCATTTTGCCCGTTGTTCGCGTACTGCAAAAGAGAGCAGCCAATAAATAAAAACAGAAAAATCAGAAGTGCCGTGATATTCATACGGTGTGATCTGCGTTTCTGTCCCATATCTGCCTGATTTGTCTGCCGGTCTCTCTTTTTTTCAATCCTTCCACTATCTGCCATGTTTTTCTCCTCATTGCATAAGCCCGTCTGTATCGAATCCTGTTTCATGGATATCTCTCAAATTATCATAACACGCTGATATTTTATTTACAACTTTTATTCATAAATCCGAACTATTGGCTCATTATATACAGCAGCAATCAGGGCAAAGCTCTCTGTGCAGCGGATAAAGGGCATCCCAATAAAGAAAACATTCGCATATTTTAACAAAGCCTTATTCTGGAGACAGCCGTTAAGCGTCACTATCTAACCCCAAAAATCATCAGAAATATCCGAAAAACGTTGATTTTAAGGGCTTTCTAGGTATCATTTATGACTATGTAAAATTTATCGCATTTATGCAAAACTTGTCCAATGGTGGCAAATCGGTGGCAATGCCACCCACGCGGTATCGGTATAATCCTAGGTCAACTACACACGGAGTTTTTACAGGAGGTAATAAAAATGAAGAAAATCGAAGGTTTATATCGCAGCTACTGCCACGAAAGAGAACTGGAAATGCAGGAGTACCACACAGGAGGGAACAGGATGAAAGAATTGCAGGAATTTTTGAAAAGCAAGCTCAATGCGGAAGATTATTTCACTGCGGAAGAATTGCTGAATGATTTGATTGCCGAGACGGAAGAAAAAGGCTTTGCCGCAGGTGCCAAATACACCGCCGGTCTTGGGAAGGAATTGTTTGCTGAATAAAAAGAAGGGGCGGAGTAATCCGCCCTTTCTATTATTTTTAATATGGTTCTGTCATCAAGCCATATTTCATTCTTCCAATAGAATCCGTCAGCTTAAGAATTGTAATACCGACACTATCAATAACTTTTACATACGCCTCTGCATCTTCTTGCGAAATATAACGATTCAATCCTTTCATAAGGGCATCCAATGCATCCATATTTTTTCGTACTTTGGCAAATATTTTTTGATACTCCGGATTCCTGGGAATATCTACCACCTGTCGCCTTTCCGGCTTTTCCTTTTGCGCCACTCTGGTACGGAAATAATGGTTGACCAATTCTCTTTGTACCGACCAAGCCAAATCATCCGTAAAGGATTTGACCAGCATAAGGTAGCCCGTTTCTGTTATCAAATGCAACTCGTTAATTTTACGACCGACGAAATTCGTCGCTTGTTTATAATCCCTTAGCGCATCCCCTATCAAAACAAAATAATCTGTTCCCTCTATAAATCTTTTTCTGTTTTCTCTAAAGTTTCTGGATGCAGTTCCGACCGCCCTTTGATGAACAGTATCAATATCGGCAAATGTTACCACTCTCTGCCCTGCATATTCTTTTATGCAAAGTTTCTTTTCTGCAATCGTTAATTCCATTTTAGTCCCTCCTTGATTTTCAGCCTTACTGTTGTTATAATCAAGGTAACCAGTGGTAAGGCTCACTGGCTACCCTCTGCCTTACAGGGGATGAGTAGCTATCTATTTGCGGTAGGAGCTACTCATTTTTTATTTGTTGATGTATTCGATGCATTCAACAATCTGCTTGTCATTAAACCCGTTGGCTTTTAACCATTCAATCAATCTGACTATTTGGCTTGCTGTCATTTCCATTTCCTCACTTCCTTTCCTAAGAGGTTGTTTCCTCTGCCTTACAATGATAGTATATCAAATACTGCGTACGTTGTATATTGACATTTCGCACAAACTTCGTACGTTGTTTTTGTTAAAATATACTATGTACGTTGTAGCATTTATATGATATAATCATATCGTAGGGTGGAGAAGGGAGGTTTTTATGGAATACTCCGAAAGCAAGAAAAAATACAATCTTGAATATGCTAAAAAGAAATTAAAACGTATCCCTCTTGATGTCCAAGTGGAAAAATATGAGGAAATCAAAACCGCTGCCGCAACATCAGGCGAAACTATCAACGGCTATATTAAAAAAGCCATTGATGAACGGATGCAACGGGATAAAGGTAATCAGTAAAATTTTGCCCCTCTTTCGAGGGGCTTTTTCAGTAAAAATTTAATCAAATTCTATTTAAATTTAATCAAACTCTATTTATTTTCGCTTAAACTTTCAAAATTCTATAGAATTACTGTAAGTATACTTATCATTTCTTCGTCAACACCGCAACGCTGCCCTTACTGGTAACATTATACCCGATAGCATCCGCCACATCCCGAATTTTGATATAATTTGTTCCATCCTTCAAAATCCGTTCCACCGTATGCTCTTTCCCATTGATAATCATTTTGCATTTTTCTACCACTTCCAAAACCTCCTCATCGTATTTATCTAACCCATATTTCTCAATCAAACTGATCAGCTTCTCCGTATACCTCACATCCGTAGCCCAGCCGTCCGCCTTAATCAGTCTGCAAGCCTGCTTATAGTCCGTCACGCCTTTCAGATTCTGGTATCTGGGATACTGCAAAAACATATAATACCCTCTGATGCCTGCCTGCACATTAGGATATGCACGAAATGCAGCGTCAATGGTAAAGGACTGCCCCGCCCTGGTCTGCTCCTGTGTTTTGGAGTTATATGTAGCGCCCTTCCAACCGGTTCCTGCTTTCATCCCGAAGAAGTTAAACGCCCTCTGAGACAGCAGGGATTTCCCCCAGTTGCTTTCCAGAATAGCTTGTGCGATTGTCAGAGAGGGCAGGATTTTAAACCTCTCATACTCTGCCACAGCCGCCCTGCCAATGGTTTCAATAAATTCTTTATTCGTCATTTTCTGTGTCCTCCTTCCCCTTCTGGTACTGTGTCCCAAAGTAGAACGCCACCACAACAGAGAAAATCGTCAGAAACTGTTCTCCGCTGATACGCCCCATCACTGCCAGATAAGAAAAAACCACCGTAAGCATAATCGTTACGATGGATTTCACTGTCAGCAAATTTTGAACTGTGATTTTTGCCGCTTCATTCATTTTCATTTTCTCTCAATTCCTCCTTGTACTCCCATTCCGCTTGCTTTGCAGTCATTCTTCTTTGCCTACGTTCTTCCGCCCACCGCTCTGCACGTTCTACGCCTTTATCGTACAATTTCATCAAGCCGCAGATACCTAATTCCGTACCGAACACACGATGCGTACTATCAACCACGGCGCTTACATCGTGGTCAAAAGCACCTAATACCATGCCTGCAATCGTGATTGCCGCACAAAACAGTAGCGAGTATATCACAATGCTGGACATGGTATCATCGTTTATCTTTGGTGGAAAACGAATCCGTCTGCGTTTTTTCATTAAAAACCGCCACCATTCAGCAGAAACCCGATAGCCGCACCGACAACTACAGCAATCGCCTTATCAATCAGCCCATCCCACCGCTTTGCGGGCTTAGAGACCAGCTGCTTCACATCGTCCTTGATTTCTCCAACATCCGTTTTGATATGCTCCTGCTCGTTTTGCAGGACCGAAAACGCCTTTGTCAATCCGTCAAGGTTGTCCTGCCGCTTCTCCATGCGGTCAATCCGCTTGTGTGCGGATTTGGTGCTATCCAGTGCCTCCTGCACCATTTTTTCAATGTTTTCCATGCTGTCATCCCCTTTCTCAACTCTGCACCTGTGCCGCTGTAACATGGTGCGGATTGTTAAAATCATTCAAGTGCGCCTGCAATGCCGCCATGACCGCCGCTGTCCCGACTGCCGCAGAGGATGCCAACGAACCGCTTTTCACGCCACTGGTAACGGATGCCGCAAGCGTGGGAATGAAGTCCCCCAATTCCACATCGTTGTACTGCTCCAGAAGGCAATCCCATTCGTAGGAAATAACCTTCGCCTGTTTCCGAAATCCCATTTTGGTATTGATAACCGTTACCATATCCCCCAGGAACACTTCTTCCAGAACGGCATACTCCCGATATTCCACCGTCTTTTCCAGTGCCACAAAATCCACCTTGATGTTAATACTCGGAATATCGCAACCCTCGTCCAACAGCTTTTGCGCCTCTGCCTGCACCTCGGAAATGCTCTTATTTTCCTCTGTCAGCGTGTGGATTTTCGGGTAGATATAATCGCCCAGATGGGGGCTGTCAAGTGTTGCAGAGCCGTTCTTGCCGTAGCAGACAATGCGTGTTTTCACGTTGGATTCGTCCTCTGTGACCTCAAGTCCGACAAGGTTTTTGCCATAGCGAATGGAAACGCCTCTGTCCTGCCCCAGTGCCGCCTTGACAGACACCCGAAAGCCATCCCGCAGCAGCTCGCCGCCGTAGCCCTTGACAAACGAGGTTGCTTCGTCATCGTCCGATAACAACGCCTGTACGGGATTCATACGCCCCGTTGTGAGCGTCCCTGTGATGGAAATATCCGTATCAAAGGAAAAGGGCATGGGATAGGCAAACGCCGCCTGTAATGCCGCCAGTGCCGCCGTAGCCGTACCGCTGTGTGTGATTGGTTCGCACTGGTTGTCCAGTAAATCATAAAAAATATGCCGTGCGTTGACCGCAATCTCCTTCATACTCGGCTTGACGTAATAAATGCGGAACGGCTGCATCCCTCTTGGCGTGGATGCGTAGATAATTCGCCCACGCTCAATGCGTTTCCACTTGCCGCCATCATCGTATGGGTGCTTCATCTCCAGCTCATACGCCCCGTTCAATTCCTCCGTCACAATACAAGAGCCGGGAACCAATGTCCCCAGCCCAATTGTGTCAAATGTCTGTGCTGTTTTTTCGTGAATGGTAATCATAGCATCACCCCATCATGCCTACCAGTTCCTGATACTGCTCCTCTGTGATGCGGTTCGCCATAAGGAATACGTCTAATTTGTTCATCATGTCCTCTTTTTCGTATGCCCCTCTGCTAATCAGTTTTTTCAGTCTTGCGTATGTCATAATATCTACTCCTTTCAAATTTCCAATTCCTTCATGCAAACCAAATAGTCTACATTGATTGCTGTGTCTAAAATTGCCTGTTCAGTTTCGGTGAGTTGTGGTTCGGGGATGGGTTCGGGTTCGGGTGGTGTGTATTCCGAAAACGTACCTGTTTCAGAATTATAAATCATACCAAGCGTAACGGTTTCATCACAAGGAATGGCAGTCACAGGGTTGCCCGATGGGTCAGGTGGATAGTAGGGTTCTGTTTCCCTGTCTTTCAGAACGTCAATCACTCTGTTTTGTAAAATCATTGCATAGTTTTTCATTTTTCCACCTCCTTACCATTCGATAATAACAATACCATCTCCGCCTTTGCCTCCCTTACCATATCTCTCGGGGTATAAACCATAACCACCGCCGCCACCACCAGCTCCGATACCGCCATCACCTCCGTCATGTGTATAATCACCATAAGAA